GCGGAAATAGCTCAGTGGTAGAGCACCTCCTTGCCAAGGAGGGGGTCGCGAGTTCGAATCTCGTTTTCCGCTCCACCTTTTAAGGCGACATAGCCAAGCGGTAAGGCAGAGGTCTGCAAAACCTTTATCCCCAGTTCGATTCTGGGTGTCGCCTCCATTTTTATTTCTTAAAAGGTGCCAAGTAGTTATGTCTGCCGCGGTGGCGGAACTGGCAGACGCAAGGGACTTAAAATCCCTCGGGTAGTGATACCCGTACCGGTTCGATTCCGGTCCGCGGCACCAGATATGCGCAAACATTTTGTGTAGAGAGTGTAACTTTTATCACAGTTCCAATAACAGTTACATTAGTTACGAGGAGGTCTATCGCACGTCTGGCATAGTCTATATTGTTTTTCACAAAAATTTCACTTTTAATAGTCGTCAAAAAGGCGACTATTTTTTTATTATCCAGACTTTCTACGGATTTCACAGAAGCTTCACAAATAGATTTATTGATTTCTCTCAGCTCCGCCTTAATATGGTTCAGCCGTTGGCGGTCAAACTCGTCTGCTTCGCCTTCTTCAAAAATTTTATAGATATTGTTCAATTTCTTTTCGGCAGCGGCTTTACGTTTTGCAAGAGCTTCTTGTTCTGCAGCATGTCGGGATTCTTCTTCTTGGTAGCCTTTGGCGATGGCATCGGCTATCCTGCGCATACCGGACACAGTAAAGACAACGCGCTCTAATATCTGCATTACCCAGTGCTCTAATACTTCGGCACGTATCATGCGTTGCTGACACTTTGAAGTAGGAGTCTGTTCTTTGCGCGTGCAGCCATAATAATAATAACGCTGGCGCACACGATGGCCAACCATAGCACTTCCACACTCGCCGCAGAATACTTTACCGGAAAGCAGGTAATCATGTTTGGCCGTATATTTGGCGGCGTGGCAGCGGTTGCGTTCGCGTTTTGCTTGTACGATGAAGAAGTCTTCTTTGCTGATAATTGCTGGCAGGGCATCTTCGATAGAGATATAATCATCTGGCCTTTTTTGAGAGTGCATATTACGTTTCCCTTTACCTTTCGGAATTTTGTTGAATGTATATGTGCCTATATATTTCTCATTGCCGAGAATATCATACAGACTGTTTTTACCGAACGGCTTGCCGCTTTTAGTGGTGAAGCCTTTGCTATCCAACTCACGGCAGATTTCAGCATAACCTTTGCCTGCAAGGTATAGCTCAAAAATAAGGCGCACAGCAGCAGCTTCACTTTCATCAATAACATATTTTTTATCCACAATCTTATACCCAAGAGGTGGACAACCGCCGTTAAAGAGTGCCTTATAGGCGTTTTCGTTCAATCCCTTCTTCGTTTCTTTTGCGAGGTTGCGGGAATAATAAGCCGACATACCAACCATAATAGTTTCCATTACCTGGCCTTCAGGAGAAATGGTATCAATGGGTTGAGCGGCATATTCATAGCTTATGCCCAGCCGCTCGAGCTTATCTTTGAATGTAAAATAATTTAGCTCGTTTCTGGAATTGCGGTCAATCTTATGGAAGATTATTACGTCGAATTTGTCTTCCATAGCATCGGCCATCATTTTGTTGTAAGCGTCGCGCTTTGTTATTTCGCGGCCACTCTTTGCTTCGTCGACGTATGTGTCAACGACAATGTAACCTTTGTTTTTTGCATACGCTTTGCAGGCGCGGAGTTGCGCGTCAATGGATTCTTCACGCTGCATATCGCTGGAAAAGCGTGCATAGATTACTGCTCTTTGCATAAAATCATCTCCTTGAATTTTATTACTTGACTTTTGCATAAAAAACTGTTGCCAACTTGACTTTTAAAAGTAAAGTTGGCAACAGTTTTTAGACGAAAAGTCAAGTGTTTATTTATATATGGTGTCAAATTCTACACTGTATATACGATTTTCTAAATTCTTAACATCAGATTCCAAACGTTCTACCTTGTCTTCTAAATTCCAAACCTGAGAATGAGCGTTATCGGTATAGCTACTTAAATCATCTAAACGTGAATATAAATTTAAAATAGCATACGATTGAAAGAAAACAATCAACACCAAAAAACAAATACATATATTTTGTTTACTAGAAAATATCATTTTCACTACAGCAACCCCCGATAGTAAGCTAGTAATTGGACGGAATTTGTAGAAAGTCTATTTCACCAGCTTCAGCAGATTTTAAAATTAAAGCAACAGCTTTGTCGACTACTGATCCTTGAGCAGTGGTTGTCCATTTTTGAGTAGTGGACATATTGGTAGATTTCTCAATAGCTCCATTTGGAGTATACGATTTAGCTTCAATCAATTTAGAAATTTCTTGTTCTTGTTTGTTGTATGTAGCTAAATAGGTAAAGCCTACGCGTTTGTCTTGTGTCATGCTCATAATCTCTAAACGCATGGCACGCTCAAATAAAGCCATTGGCTTATCTACGTCGTTTAGTTCCACCCAAGCAACATTATCCAGCCTCACAAAAAATTTAATATTATCATCACCGCCTAAATATTTCATAGGAATATTATAAGCGAAAGCGGAAACGGAATAAAACAAAAGCAGAAAAACTAAACAAAAGATCCTTTTCACCATAAACAACTCTCCTTACTCCGCAAGAGCACGTACTAACTGCAGCACTGCTTGCTGATTTTTTACGCTTAGTTTATTAAAGCTATTAACGATTTCGGGGGCCTCATCTTGACCCCAACCCACGATGTACGCAGGCGATACGCCGAAGATTTTGGCTAAAGTCTCTATTTTATCATATGGTATATTGAGTACCTTGCCCGTTTCATATCGTTGATATAATGGTGTCTGTATACCGGTCATTCGGCTGACCTCTGGCTGGGTCATGTGATTTTTCTGACGCAGACGCTTTAATCTATCTCCGATCAGCATCTTCACCACCTCCTTCTGTTGACACAATAATAACACTAAATGCAAATAAAATCAATTAAAATTTACAAATAGCGCAAATTTATGACACAAGATTCTGCTACAATAAAAATGTGATTTGAAGACGCGGACCTCATGGAAGGAGGACGCATCATGCAGGAATTGATTTTAGCTGCCATCATCAAAATTGAAGACGAGCATATATTGGAAGTTATATATGCCTTCATAACCGAACTTATATCAGATGAATAGCGGTGCAGCGGTAACGAAAGTTGCCGCTTATTTTTTTGCACAAGAAAAGCCCTGAGCATTAACGCTCAGGGCTTTTTCTTTTACTCTTTTTTGTGTTCTTGATAAAGCTTGTCGACAAACTCTTCAAAAGCAGTTTTAAGTTCTGGTGGCAGTTTGAGATATTCCAACACCAGACGTTTTGTGAAGTCATCGTCCGACTTGATAAGCCGTCCAACCTGGTGCGCCAGCTCAACATCCACATTAGTTTCCTGACGGAACATTTCGCCGCTTCCGGTACGCAACCACAATTCATTAACATTGAAAACGCGGCAAATATCAACAATAGTTCTGTCCGGGATATTTATTGTACCAGTTTCATAACCAGCTACAGCCGAACGAGATATGTTGATTGCCGAAGAAAATTGTTGCTGATTTAGGTTCAGCGCACTCCGCAATTTTTTTAGACGCTCTTTCAATAAGAATCACTCCCTTCCCAATGTCAAAAAATGACATTTGATACATCAAGAATAACACAATGAAAAGAAAAAAGCAACAAAAAAGACAATAAAAGACTAAAAAATGTTTGACAAAAACTATTGAATGTCATATAATGACAATATAAAGTTAGGTAATAACAAAAAATAGGAAGGCAGGTGAAGGTGATGTATAGCTTTAATGAGCTGAGCGAAAGCCAAAAGCTGACAACAGAAGAAAAAAAGACCGCTAAACAAATTCTTGGTTTGCTTAACGGTCAGAATCAAGTAGCAGCAAAGCAGATGCTTGACTTCTGCAGCTACGTAATTGAATGTAATTCTAACGTTGCTGTTGTTTTTGAAGAAGAGTAAGCAGAAAGAGTGATAGTTATGGAAGCTAAAAAAATAACCGTGTGCCCGCATTGCGGACGCACGGGTTTAGCAGGAAACTTCTGCTCCGGTTGTGCAGGCAAACTTGTCAAGGAATGTGACTGCTGGGTGCTGCACAGAAAGTTTAATTGTGGATTGGAAAAGTGTCCTGGCTATAAATTGCTGGTGCTGTTGTTAAAGGCAATTACTTTTGTGGAGAAGTTCCAGTACAGTGGCTATGGCATTATCATTAAGCCACTTAATAAGAAACTCCTTCCCATAACCACATAACCGTAAGGAGGTAAAAAAGATATTGGAAAAGGCAAAAAACGTTATTGAAATTAAGGTATGCGTTGATGGCATGGACGAGTTAAAAAAGTTCATTAAGAAAATGGAACAAGAGTATGGCAGCACCCATACTCTTGTGTACAAGGTCGATGTGTTCGATGCTAAGCATCTTTAAAAGGGTCGTAAGGTTCAGATACGTCGATATGCTGCGGAGCATCTTCATTACGTTCCAGCATACTGATTGTATCAAAATATGTTTGTACGGCACTCTGAGCAGTATCGATTTTGCCACTGTTGATGAGGGCTATAACAAAGTCTTTAGCTAATTCGCGTTTATTCATAATATCACCTCCGTTCTGTAATACCTATTATAGCACGGAGGGCGGAGTGAAGCGAAGAAAAGAGGATTTAACATGAAACTTGAGCTTAGCTATGATGAGATTTCAACCATTGTCGCTGCTCTGCTGACTAAGTTTACGACCGCAGAGAGCAATGCGCTGAAATGTGCAAAGTATGGCATGGATAAAGATGTTGAGTTTTGGCAAGAAAGAGCTGAAATCTACAAAAAGGTCTATAAGGTGGTAGAGGCTCAATTCGGGCAGGCTTGCAAGGAATGCGAGCAGGCAGATGCGGCGCTGAAGGAAAGCGAGTAAAAGCCATGATGATGATGAAAACCAAAAAGGTAAAACTGTACGGCGAGAAGCTGCGCAAACTGAACACCGCTATCCACGAGCGGGACAACAACTGCTGCATTATCTGCGGTAAGTACGTGGACCCTAACGAGAAGTTCCATCATGAACCTTGCGGGGCAATGAAAAGTGATGAAATTTCCAAAGGCGTAACACTCTGCTATGACTGCCACGCTGAACGCCATTTTGGCAAAAACAGTAATGCAGTCAGAGCACAGATTAAAGAATATCTGCAAAGCATTTATAGTTAAAGGAGGGTAACACAATGATTGTTGTAACTGATAAGCAGAAAGAAACCATCAAAAAAGTGGAGGATATGGGAAAGGCTGATATTGATGGCCTGAAAGCAGCCGCCATTTTTCTGAAGGGCCTGCAAACGGCGATGATTATTCTTGCGGAAGACAAGCAGGAAAACAAAACGGCATAAGGGGCGAAGTGTTATGAACAGACCTGAAGACTACACCATTGTAGTCGAAAACGAAGGCGAACTGAGCGACTACGCAGTGAATATGTTTGCAAAGTGGGCCTTGGAAATCGGGCGCAAGCAGGGCTTGTGCGATAAAGAGGGTGAAAAGAAATGTGTAAAGCAAAGCGCATGACGTGTGCTGAACTGGAAGATAAGATTATTGACCATGCGAAGCGCTGTAAAAAATACAAGCCTAACGCAGCAATAAGAGAACATGAGGCTAGTATGAAATACGAGCGTTTTATGCGGGAGCGCCGGGCAAAGCTGGCGCGTGAAGCTGATGAAAGAATGAAGGCCAGCGCTGCCTATGCACTGCGCTTTATCTTTAAGGAGAGATATAAAAATGGCCAATGAAAAAACTGTTGTCTGGTATCGTCCGGGCAAACCGGTGAAGGCCGTGCGTGTTGAGCTTAGTTTGGCCAATATGCAGAAGCTGGTGGGCGGTAAGATACAGATCGTACCGCTGGAAGCCAAAGGCAGCAGCCCAGAATATACGCTGATATGTAATGAGGACGGCAAGAACAAATATCACAATGACGCTTTGTTCCCGCTGCTGAACAATAATGGCAATATCGTAGACGTTATATTCGGCCCCTGCTTTATCGCCGGTAAGCTGATGACTGATGAGAACGGCGAAGAAACATTTATCGACCTGCTGCGTGAAGACTATCTGAGAATAGTCCGCCGCTTTGGAAAAGGAGCTGTGAAGAATGAGAAGAAGGAAACTGCGGAAACAGAGGCTGCTGACCTTAGGCAGCTTATTGCTTGCCGTAATATGCTTGCTAGATTACGGGCCCGCAAGAATGGTAAGTGCAGCTTATCAGATGGTTAAAGGCCCGGAAGTTACCGAGATTGTTGTACCTTACCATGTATTGGAAGAAGGAGACACTTTGGAAGGAATCTGCTGCAGATTAAAAGATGAATACGGCGATAAGCGCGACTGGCGCGAAATTGCTTTTTATGTCTGCAAGGATAACAACAAGAAAGACGGCTGGGTATACCTCGGGGAAAAAATCAATGTGCGCCTGCATGTACCGGTCGAAACAAAATAAAAAAGCCGCCTGCATAAAGCGCAGACGGCATGGGGATGTATGAAGTTACCAGCATCCATACATCCCTATTTTAGCATATAAGAGTGATGAGAACAAGGAGGCAAAAAAATGGATTATGACGTCAAATTTGTGGAATACAAAGGCGGCAACATCAAGGTAAGCTATACCGTCACTCCGCTTAACTCACATGAGGAAGCGAGTATAATCAGCCGCATTGACAAACCGCATGAAGATTTCATGCGTGCCTGGATGGAGCTGCCTGAAATAGCACGTAGACTGTTGGAGTTTCCGCTGGCCAACGAAGACGGCGAAGAGCTTGGCATTATGGTTACCAAGGTAAACTTTCTGACAAGCAAAAACTTTGGCAGAGGCATGCAGCTGGTGGCGCTGCTGCTGGGCTTCAAGAACTGCAAGCAGCCGCTGCAGGTAGTGACGCAAAAGTTTTATGAGAATGCCGTAGATCATAGCAAGAGATACACGGATGAACCGTTTCCTTTGCAACAGTTAACGCCGCGAGAAGCTGATGTTATGTTCCTCATAAAGAAGGAAGCCTTTGACTATGCGTATCACTGCAAGCGTGAACAGCCAACAATAGATGAGGCGCAGGACGCCTACGAGAATGGCGGTTATCCCGACGAAGAAGAATAAAAGGAGTTGAATGAAAATGGCTGTAGTAAATATGCCGGTAGAATGTCTTATCCCGCATCCGCAGAACCCAAGAAAAGACCTGGGCAATCTGGAAGAACTGACAGCGAGCATTAAAGAGAATGGCATCTACCAGAACCTTACCGTAATCCCGGTCAACGAAGCTGTACCGGGTGAAGAACCCAAGTATATGGTGGTTATTGGCCACCGTCGCCTGGAAGCTGCGAAACGCGCCGGGTTGCAGGAAGTGCCGTGCGCTATCGTAAGAGGCATGACGGAAACGCGGCAGCTGCAGACTATGCTGTTAGAGAATATGCAGCGTAGCGACCTGACAGTTTATGAACAGGCTCAAGGCTTCCAGCAGCTTCTGGACTTTGGTATGGATATCGAAGATATCTCCCAGCAGAGCGGCTTCAGTAAAAGCACTATCAGACGGCGCTTGGAAATCGCTAAGCTGGACCAGAACAAGCTGAAGAAGCTAAGCTCTACCCGCCAGCTTAGCCTGAAAGAGTTTGACGCGCTGGCAAAAATCAAAAACATGGAAGCCAGAAACGAAGCAATGGAGAAGATTGGCACAAATGATTTTGCTTTGGCGGTAAAGCGTGCTATGGATAAAGAAAAGCTTGAAGCTGCTATGCCGGCGTTCCTGGCAGATATGGAACGTCTTGGCATCAAGGAATTTCCGAATAGTGCCAATAAATACAGCAGCAAATATAGACGCATTGGCAGTTTGGACCTCTATGAGTATGAGGTAACAAAAGATAAAATTCCCAAGAAAACAGCTGGGGTGTATTATGAGGCCAGCTATCCGAGAAACGTAGAGTTTTACGTCAAGGAAACAAAAAAAGGTAAGGTTAAAGAAAAAAGCGCCAAGGAGAATGAAAAAGAAAAACGTATCAAGGAAGCATGGTTTAAAGTCGATGCTATGGCTGCAACGCATTATGAGCTGCGCAAAACATTTATGGAAAATTTTAAAGCTACCACTAAACAGCATGAGCTCGTGCTGATGGGAGCCTATAGCGTGGCGGTATTGCAGGGAGTTGCGTACATAGGATTGGGCAGCGTAAACAAAGAAGCTGGGATAGATAACAAATACTTCGATCCCAAGCGAGACGAGAAAGCAGTCAAGCTGGCCTTCGATGGTTACTTTGATATCCAGCAATGCGCAAAGGTTATCTACAAATTGTTCGGTGACAGTGAAAAAGAAGATTATGCCGACAATAGCCGATTTGGATATCCTACATACAAAATCAATCCAAGACTTGAGGCACTATATCATTGGCTCGTTGCTCTTGGCTATCAGATGAGCAGCGAAGAAAAGCTTTTGGCAACTGGCCAGCATGAAGTATTTCAGCAGATTAAAGGAGCTTAAAAATGGACACGGCAATAGATGAATTTACAATTAACCTGGCCATTACAATTATCGTTATAGTATGCGCGTTGGCGCTGGTAGGAGGAAGCAATGATGAACGATAAAGAAAGAACAATTATGGACTGCGTAAACAGAGCGCAGCTGGCCATCAATGACTGGCAGTGCAGCGGCGATGGCGATTATGTGCATAAGGCATATGCGAACCTGCAGCAAGCAGCAATCCGCTTAACGCTGTCACATCAAGCTGCTAAACCTAAACAGAGCGAGCTTATGTATAGCGTAATTGGCGATACACTTGCTGCTGACTATGAAAATCTTGATTTGTACGACACTCCGGAGGAAGCGCTGCAGGAAGTCGAAGACTTTTTGAAAGCAGGAGACATCGTAACCGTTTTGGAAATGGCGGAATCAGATTGGCAACCATATATTGACATAGACGGCCTAATTGAAAATTTTCAGGATCAGGCGGTTGCTGAGGGCGGCGATGCTAGCGAACCATGGAACGACTTCATCGCCAGCGAAGGCATGACGGCCGGCATCGATGAACTTGATAAAGCGCTTAACACTGTGCTGAAACGCTGGCTTGATAAATACCGTGTCACAGCCGGCTGGTACCAAGAGACAGGTAAAAAATGCCGTTATAGCTATGACGGCATCGGTTTTATCCGTCTCTAAATTGGCTAAGGTACGGGATTGGTGAGGTGATAAGCAATGACAATCGAAGAGTTCTATAAGTGGGCAATCAAAAATGATTGCGAAAATAAGCAAGTTGTAATTTATGGCCATGATGACGATGGTAGACATGTAAAAAATTGGTTGGATGAATCTGACTTAAGAAGACTCAATGTAAGCGTAGCTATTAATTGCAGATGGCAGATGGGAGTGGAAACAAGTCGTGTTGAAAGGTAGAAAGAAAAAGAATCACGGCTTCCGTATGATGGAACGTGAGATTAAAGCATGGAAGCGCAAAATGAAGCGTGAAGGGCAAATGAAATGCAGAAAAGAATGTGCTGAGTGTTTCAAGAGTTACCATACACATAACATTTGCAATTCCTGCCCTTGGGTGAAAACGTCACCTTTTAAGAGCAAGACTGAGATTTACAGATATTTTCGCAACAAGCGCGCTCGCTTAGAGGTGTATTGGGAGGGCGTGGAAGAAGGAATAATTGATTGGCATTGCTACGATTATTGGTTTGGGAGGGTTTAATATGATTAAATTTTTACCTACTGTTGACGCACCGGAAAGCACTAGACTGCCGCAGCGCAGCACTAAGTTTTCCGCAGGTTATGATTTTTATGCTCCGACCGACATTTTTATTCCGGCCGGCAGCGAAAGCGTGCTTGTACCATTGAACGTCAAAGCTATTATGCCTAGTGATATGGTGCTGCTGCTGTTCATCCGCAGCAGTCTGGCAGTGAAATCAAACTTATCACTGGTTAACGGCGTAGGCGTTATTGATAGTGATTATGCAAACAATCCGGACAATGATGGTAATATAGGCGTCAAATTCAGAAACAGCGGTTGTGAAAATATTATCATTAGAGAAGGAGAACGCTGCATGCAGGGCATTTTTGTACGTTATTTTGTAACCGAAGATGATAATGCAGACGGTGAACGTGTAGGCGGTTATGGTTCGACTGATCGTTAACAGATAATAAAGCAAATATATCCGCTGCAGTACCGAACAATATCTTGAGTACATCGAACAATATGGAATGCACATCAATTGGAAGGAGCCGGTGACGTGAACGCAAATCAGAAGCTATGCTGCCTGGAAATAGACTATATCGTATATCGCCTGCTGACTACCAGAAGAATCCGGTATGCTCAGCATCTGGCCTGCATGAGAAAAAGAAAGCTCAGAACCTACCTGAGTAAAAACAGAAGCCTGCGTGACAAGTGCTTTCTGGAAGCACGGAAGCTGCCACGCTTCTGCAAGACAAAAAATAACCATATATAATAGTAGAAATTGGGCAGGTGAAATACCTGCCCAAAGCTTGATAAAGCATATTAGTTGAGTGGCATATCAGTGCCGGAAAAAATAACAGCCAAAATAAGATGGGCAGAATGGAGCGGAAGAATGTATGTAAAACGGACATGGAGATGTGGCAAATGCATCGAAGTAGAAAAATATCAGACCTTCCGCTACAAGGGAAAGATGACAATGCGCGCTCCGCAAAGCAATCCTACTCCGGAAGCTATGGCCAAGGTGAACGAGCGCAACAGCTACAAGAATCTTCGCCGTCTGCTCAATACGAATTTTGGCAAAGGCGACCTGCATTGCGTCCTGACCTATGCTCCGGAGAAAAGAGCAGCAAGTCCGCAGCAGGCAAAAAAAGATATCCAGAAATACTGCCGCAACGTGAAACAGAAATGCAAGCGTCGCGGTTTAAATTTCAGGTATGTAGCAGTAGCGGAATATGGCCAGCGCTCTATGCATTTCCATATCGTTATCCATAGCGGACTTAGCCTGCAGGAGCTTGGCGATATGTGGCCGCATGGACGTATCCATGCAACGGAGCTGGACGGCAGCGGAGATTATGACAGGCTGGCCAGCTATCTTATCAAGCAGACCAACAAGACCTACAACGATCCGGAACGCAGAGTGTTTGCTAGACGTTATGTTACGAGCCGTAACCTTGAGCAGCCGGAGTGTAAGATTGAGAAAGTCAAGGCTGACAGCTGGCGTGAGACGCCGTCTGCACCAAAAGGTTTTTATGTGCTGCAGGATACTATCGTCCAGGACGTCAGCGGGATTACCGGATATCCGTATCAGTATTACCGTTGCCTGGCACTAGGTGGCGGGAAACCATTGAAAACAAAAAGACTACGCAGGTAAAGGGGGAATAAGATTGCTGGTAAAGCACTGGCAGCGCGTCGCAGAGACACGCTTTAAGTATCACAAAAAAATTCAGATGGCCGTGGATGAAGCACGTGCCTGCAGGCATCCGCATGGGCTGAAGGACAAGCTGAAGCCTAATCCTACCCAGCAGGACGCACTCAAGGGAATACTGCCGCTGAAAAAGGTTAGCGTATACATTGGCCGCCGAAGCTATGAGCTTGTCATTGAGCAGCCGGAGGAGTGGCTGGCGGTGATAAGGGAGACGTATGCCTTATACAAAGACTCTCCTATTGGCCACGTCATGCACAAATACTATGACAATTACGAGAACAGGCACGTCCAGCCGGAGGTTATCAGCGGGCTGCAGGGAGTGAGCCGTCAGACGTTCTATGCCTGGCGCAATGAGTTTTTAAGTGACGCTGCAATAATAGCAGCGCAGCATGGAATAAAAAATTTTTAAGCATTGCCGTTTTGTACTTTACAAATCGGCGCTTTTGACGTGGTAAAATAGTATTGTGCAAAATAGCAAGTAAAAATAAAGGCCCTGACGGAGCGTTCTGTCGGGGCTATTTTTATGCCAAAAAACAAGGGAGGTGAAGGCACTATGGCACAGGCAAAAAAAGCAGTCAAAAAAACTGTTAAAAATTCCGGTAAAAAATCCACCCTGAAAGCGGGTAAAAAAACCACGTCGGAAACACTCAGTCCGGCGCAGGAGAAATTCTGCCTGGAATACCGCAAGCATGAGGGTAACGGCACTGCTGCAGCCATAGCTGCCGGGTACAGTGAGAGGACCGCCGCGCAGCAGGCTACAAGGCTGTTAAGAAATGTTAACATTCTGAAGCGCATAAAAGAGCTGGCAGATGACGCTATCAGAAAGCAGATTATCGGGCTGGATAAACGCGCTCTGGTGCTCAGTAAAATTGCCGAAGATGACGCTGCTGATGTGCAGGCCAGAATCAGGGCGATTGACGTTCTGAACAAAATGGATGGCGTGTATGTTTTCAAGACTGAAATCAAAGTAAGTGGTAACATCGGTGTAAGACTTAAACGGCGCAAGGAAGGCGCTAACGGATGAAGCCGCAGCTGAGCCAGCAAGACTACGATGCTATCATTGATTATCTGGAAGAGTGCCAACATGATCCGGAGCTTTTCGTAAAGCTGTCTTTTCCGTGGGGCGAACCTAATACTCCGTTGGAAAATCAACAAGGACCGGAGGAATGGCAAAGGCAAATACTGCGTGAAATCAAGGACAACATCAAAACAGCTGAAAGTGCCATCCGCGAAGCGGTGGCCAGCGGACACGGCATTGGTAAATCGGCGCTGGTTTCTTGGATTATTCTCTGGGCGTTGGGAACATGTACTAATACGCGTGGTGTGGTTACAGCAAACACTGAGACACAGCTACGGACCAAGACCTGGGCAGAGCTTAGCAAGTGGTACAACATGTGGGAAGCCAAATCACTGTTTGACTACACAGCAACGAGCATATTCTGCAATGCTGATAAGTACGAAAAAACGTGGCGGATTGATGCTATACCGTGGAGCGAGACGAACTCCGAGGCTTTCGCTGGCTTACATAATCAGGGCAACAGAATTTTGATTATTTTCGACGAAGCATCAGCGATACATGACACCATCTGGGAAGTTACGGAAGGTGCACTGACTGACGCGGACACGGAAATCATTTGGTGCTGCTTTGGTAACCCGACACGTTCCAGCGGCCGCTTTTATGATTGCTTTCACAAGCACAGAAATTATTGGCATACTCGCAGAGTAGATAGCCGCAGCGTACGCTTTTCTGATAAAAAGCAGATTGAAGAGTGGCGCGAAATTTATGGCGAGGACAGCGACTTCTTCAAGGTCCGCGTGCGCGGCGAGTTTCCGTCGGCCAGCGATAAGCAGTATATCTCTCAGGATATCGTGGATGAAGCACGGAAAAGGGTACTAAAGCCATATCAGTATAATTTCGCTCCGGTTATAATTGGCGTAGATCCTGCGTGGACCGGTGCGGATAAAATATGCGCATACCTGCGTCAAGGCAATTACTGTAAGCTGCTATTTGAATATCCGAAGAATGATAACGACCTGCAACTTGCCGGCAAAATTGCGGCGCTGGAAGATGAATACCACGCTGATGCAGTCTTTATCGACCTTGGATATGGTACAGGCATCAAGAGTGCAGGCGATGCATGGGGCAGGAATTGGACGCTGGTGTCGTTTGGCAGCACTAAAGGCATACCGCCTAACTGTGTAAATAAGCGCGCTGCCATGTGGCAGGATATGCGGCACTGGGCTATGCAGGGTGGAGCAATACCACCTGATGACAACGTGCTGGCTGATGACCTCGTAGGACCGGAGCTTGTTCCGCGTGACGATGGCAGAGTACAACTGGAAAGCAAGGAGAGCATGAAAAAGCGCGGGCTTCCATCTCCTAACAGGGGGGATGCGTTGGCGCTGACCTTTGCTTTTCCGGTGCTGAGCAGAAAACAGGAACATGAATACGCCTGGAGCGTCGATAATGGCGCGCAGGAAGAATATGATCCGTTTCATGGAATGTGGTAGGAGGTGAGACCATGGAAGAAATCATTATGCAGCTGCATGGCGGTGGTGGTGGCGGCGGAACGCAGATTAAGCAGAACGCACCTGGAAGCCAGAGCGCCGCAACTATTGACAGCGCAACCGAAGGACAGCGTGAATCGCTGCGTGAAAAGCTGAGCAAGGCAAGAGGCCGTAACTTTACCAACAAGACCGGCGGCAGCATGGTAGATACAATCAAGAAAGCATTGCTGGGGGAATAGCAATGTTTGAAGAAATCTATCGAGACACAAAGCTGCTGAAGGATAAGCGCTTCGTTCTGGAGCAGATGTACCAGCGGCGCACGTCGTTTGAACCGACGTGGCAACTGCTGTCACGGTATATCGTTCCTTACCGAGGGCGCTTCCATGAACGCGGCGGCAGCATGGACGGAGAGCGGCGTGACCGCTATCTTATCGACCCTTATCCGATGGATGCTGCAGGCAAGTGCGCTGCAGGCCTGCAAAGCGGATTGACGTCCCCGAGCCGTCCGTGGTTTGAGCTGTCTTTAGCCGATCAGGAAAAGGCTGAATATCATCCGGTGCGTCAATGGCTGGATGATGTGCGTGACGTTATGATGGCCATATATGCACGTGGCAATACATACGCTATGCTGTACGATATCGAGGCTGAGCTTTGCCAATTTGGCACGGCGGCGGCGCTGATGATGCAGGACTATGATACCGCTCTCTGGCACCGTAGCTACACCTGCGGCGAATATGCAGGCGGTGTGGATGCAAGAGGCAGGCTTTATTCCTTTGGCAGGCGTTTTGAATTGACCGCTCCACAAATGGTAGCGGAATTTGGCATTGATAACGTGAGCGTGGCCGTAAAGACCGCGTACAACAACAATGACCATACACAGCGCTTTGAGGTTGAAATGCTCATCGTCAAAAACAATGAGTATAAGCCTGAGCTATTAAAGCCCGGTAACTTCCCTTGGCAGAGCTTTTATTGGGAGCGTGGCAATCAGCAGCAGTTCCTGCGTATCAGCGGTTACAAGGAGCAGCCTTTTATTATGCCGCGTTGGACTAAGGTGGCCAACTGCGAATATGGTTATGGTCCTGGGCATAATGCCTTGGGTAACTGTATGCAGCTGCAGCGTATTGAAAAAGCAAAGCTCCGCTGCATGGATAACGAGGCTGACCCGGCTATGATGTTCCCGGCAAGCCTGAAGAAAGTCAACCGCCAGCCGGGAGCAAACAACTTTATTCCCGATGGTACGCAGATGAATGCTTATCCGATGATACCGCCGGGAGCAAAGCGCTATGAAGGCATGATAGCCTTGAGCAATGATAAACGCCAGCAGATAAGCGCTACGTTCTATAATGACCTTATGGTAATGCTGACGCAGGCGCAGAACAATCCGCAGATGACCGCCAAGGAAGTCGCGGAACGTCACGAGGAGAAAATCCTTATGCTGGGGCCGGTGCTGGAGCAGTTCCATAATGAGGTTCTGGACCCGCTGACCTTGCGTACGTTTGGGCTCTGTATGCGCAACGAGCTTTTCCCGCCTATGCCGGAAGAGATTACTGCAGACGAGCTGAAGGTTAATTTTGTGAGCCTTTTGGCGCAGGCGCAGAAGATGGTAAGTCTGCCGAGTGTACAGAATGTACTTGGCATGGTAGGTAACGTAGCAGGTATCTATCCTGAAGCTGCCGATATTATCAACATCGACAACGTAATCCGTGAGGTTGGCGTTATCAGCGGTACGCCTGAGAAAATCATGCGCAGCGAAGATGAGGTGCAGCAGCTCAGAGAGCAACGCCAGCAGGCACAGGAAGCACAGATGCAGCAGGCGCAGATGGCACAGGGCGCAGAAGCGGCCAAGACCGGTGCGGAAGCTGCAAGGCTTTTGAGTGAGGTGCCGTCCAATACGGATAATGCTCTGGATGATATGCTGAGCAGAATGGGGATGAGCTGATGGAAAAGCAAAGATTTGCTGAACTGCTCGTAAACGTCATGCAGACGCAGACGGGTAGGGAATTTATTTATGAGCTGCTCGACACAATGGAAGTGAATACCCCTAACTATGTTGTCGGGCGTGAAAGTGTCATGGGGTATGAGATTGGCCGGCGTAGTGTCGGCGAAGAACTGCTCCGTATGCTGAGAGATGATACTGAGGAAGGCCTGCAGCTGGAGCTGCTGATGCGGCAGGAAGCGCGGGACCGTCCCAAAGAAAAACGAAAAGATGAATTCTATGACCAATTTGAAGGAGGTAATGTATAATGCGAAAGAGATGGATGTTCTTTCTGGCTCCTGACGGCGGTGATGCTGGCGGTGATGCTGGCGGTGGTGAAGGTGGAGCTGGCGGTGAAGGCGGTGCTGCAGGTGGCGGCAAAAGTATCTTTGATAACCCTGACGGCGGCAATCTTCCTGGTGATGGCAGCGGCAATCCTGCTGATGCTGGCGGCGCTGGCGAAGTACCGGAAAACTATGAGTTTAACCTGGGCGAAGGCCTTACAATCACCGATGAACAGAAAACAGCGTTTACCGCCATAGCTAAGGATGCAAAGCTTTCGCAGGCACAGGCTGACAGCCTGCTGAAAATGCACAGCGAGATTATCAACGGCTATCTGCATGCTGCAGAAGATGCCGCTGAAAAAAATATCGCTGAATGTCAGAAGCTGGGGCTGACCAGTCAGGAAAACCTTGGCTTTGCCAGAACTGCTGTAAATACCTTTGGCGGCAGTGAGGCGATGCAGGTATTGATTGATACCGGTGCTATCAATCATCCGGCAGTCTGCAAGCTCTTTGTAACTATCGGCCAGCTTATCAGCGAAGATAAACCGGCAGATACTCATGTCGGCGGTGGCAAGGGAACCCCGCGGGCAGAAGATATCCTCTTCCCTAACAGCAAATACTAAAGGAGTGAATTAAATGGCACAAACCGGACTTTATAACAACACCGGCCTGGCAACTATGTATGATATTGCACAGCAGTATCGCTCTGCAGGCAATGAAGCAGCGGCGCAGGTCGTAGAGCTGCAGGCAAAAACCAACCGTCTCTGGGAAGTATTCCCGATGAGAACCTGCAACAGCGGCAGCGTTGAAAAAGCGCTTATCAGAACCAGTCTGCCGGATGTAGCATGGCGTATTATTAACCGTGGCGTAGCACCTACTAAATCCAGCACTGGCCAGGCAAGCTTTACTACCGGCGGTGTTGAGGCCATTGCACAGATTGATGAGCGACTGATGAAGCTCAACAAGAACAGCAATACCTATCGACTTAATGAAAACTACGCACATCAGGAAGCTATGAGCCAGAAGATGTCTACTACCTTCTTCTATGGTGATGAACAAATCAATCCTGCAGGCTTTACCGGTCTTGGCGCTTTCTACTATGACAAGGCTGGGCAGGATGAAATCTACGCTAATCAGATTGTTGACGCGGGCGGTACCGGTAATAATCTGACCTCCCTTTGGGTAGTGACCTTTGCACCTGATACTGTTTACGGCATCACTCCGGAAGGTGTGCCTGGCGGTTACAGCTATCGTGACAACGGACGTGTTAAAGTGAGAGATGAGAACAACCTTGAATACTGGGGCTATGAATCTCAGTACAACTGGGACGTAGGCCTCTGCGTACGTGACCCGCGCTATGTAGCACGTCTGGCCAACATTGATACTACCAATACCAGCAGCACTGACTTCATCGATAAACTGATTGAAGTATATGACTGCATTGAAAACCCTGACCATGGCCGTACTGTTATCCTCTGTAACCGTAAGGTGCAGACCATGATCAATATCATTGCGCAGAAGAAAAATAATGTTAACCTTTCTCTGGAAGACTTTGGCGGTAAGCGTATCCAGCATTTCTGGGGCTCTCCCATCCTGCGCAACGATGCTATCCTGAGCACTGAATCTAAAGTGCCGGTAGAATAAGGAGGTAAGAATATGGCTGTAATGATTGATGCAAAGCTTATTCTTTGTGAAAATGTCGATACTGCAGCGATTGTCACCAGTAAGGCGCTTGATATCGGCCGCAACAAATCTTTGAGACCGCTCTATGTTGATGTTAAACTGACTAAGGGCGTAACTGCCGGCCGCGTAAAAAGCGTAGAGCTGCAGTCCAGCGCTGACGAAAGCTTCTCTGCTCCGATAACTGAGATGGTGGTGACTATCGGCAAAACCGCTGAGCAGCAGAAGCACGCCTGCCAGCTGGCGCAATTCTTCGCGTCTATCCAACCGCAGGGCCGTTATGTCCGCGTAACAATCACCGGTGATACTACCGTTCCGGCAGGTGGCAAGATTTGGGCATATCTGTCCCCAGATATTCAGGTACCGGTATGAGATACAAAGTAATCCGCACCTGCTATTGGCAACACAGACTTTGGGAAAAGGGCGAAAAGGTGGAGCTGGAGGGGAATGTACCGGAGCATTTCAAACCGCTCTATGATCCAGCCGAAAGATTGTCCCTAAACAAAAATGCTGAAGAACCTTCGGACGAAGTATCTGGCGATATGGAAAACCCGGATATCATACCTTATTCTTTGGAAGAAATGAATGTTGGCCAGCTGCAGAAGCTGGCACGTGCAAGCGGCCTGGAGCCGCCGAAGAATGCAAAAAAACAAGAACTGATTTCCGCTCTGCGCGGAGAATAACATCGGGCCGGAGCTTATTCCGGCCTTTTGTTTTAGGAGGAAACCATGAATAACATTGAAATCTGCAACCTTGCGCTTGGCCGTATCGGCGTAGACGAAATCAACCGCATGGATGAGGCAAGCCAGCCTGCAAGAATCTGTACACGTTATTTCAATTTTACCCGTCAGAATGTATTGCGCCGCTTTCCTTGGACGTTCGCAACGAAGCGTGTGCAGCTGGCGCTGCTTAATGAAACGGCACCTGATTATAAATACGTCTATCAATATCCTTCTGATGCTCTGGCCATACGCCTTATGTACAATGACAGCTTTGTTGGCCTGCCTAAAGATAACTACTTCCGCATTATGAACGGCAACGGCGGACGCAAGATATACAGTAATATCTCTAACGCCTATGTGGAATATACTGCAGACGTAAAGGACAGCGAAACATTCGACAGCCAATTCATTGAAGCCTTCAGCTGGAAGCTGGCGGCGGAGATGGCGTTCGCTTTGACCGGTAATATTAACCTTGCGACAAATGCTATCCAGGCATACAATGCTTACTTTACGGAAGCGGCTGGCGAGGATGCTGCAGAAGACAATCAGGAAGAAGCTGTACAGGACAGACTGGCCAACGCCAGATGGGAGGGCTGACCATGGGACTGTATCAACTGAAGCCCAGCTTTGCCGGCGGTGAATTGTCGGATAGCATGTACGGCCGCGTCGATATCAACAAATATGATAGCGGCGCTGCCACGTTGAAAAACTTTACGGTGCAGCGTTATGGTGGCGTGCGTAACCGCAACGGCTTCCGGCATATTGGCGTAACCTATGAAGGTAAGCGTGCCTTCTATATCCCCTTCCTGTACAACACCAATGAAACCTATATCATAGAAGTCACTGCAGGGCATTGCCGTTTTCTGTACAACGGCCAATACATAGTAGAGGATAACGGAGAGCCTTATACAATAAGCAACAATCTTAATCCAGCCGACCTGCAGGGCATCTGCAAAATAAAATATACGCAGAGTGCTGACGTGCTTTTTATCGTGCATCCTGACCATTATCCTATGACGCTTACGCGCTACAGTACATACGACTGGCGCTGGGAACAGATGCCGATAACAGGCGGTCCGTTTGAGGACAGTAACGGCTCTGCGGCAACGGAAGAAGAACAGACGGTACAATTATATCGTTATGGTCCTGGAACCTACGAGCTGACGCTTCCCGATACCGTAACAAATATCTCAGTAGAGATGGCTGGCTCTGGCGGCGGAGGTGGTGGCGCTGCAATCTTTGGACAGTACGTTGCTCCGGGCGGCGATGGTGGCACGGGTGAATATATTCGTTTTTCAACTGATGTGCAGGCTGGACAAAAATATAAGATTGAGGTTGGCGCAAGTGGTGCAGGCGGCAACGGCAAACAAACGGAGTCGCTGGGTAAATTCCAGAGCATAACAGGAGAAAATGGCGGAGCTGGCGGCAATACTGTTGCGTTCGGTCGAACAGTTAAAGGTGGCGAGGGAGGAACAGGTGGTAAAGTTTTTTTCCGTTCAGTAATTACACCCGGTAGCCAAGGAACGAGTTATAGCGGCGGCGCTGTCGGTGGCACCAAAGGAACCGACGCTGGCAACATCAACGGCCAAAGCGGCGGTGACGGGTACTGTAATATCCGCTTCCGCTATGGCAGCAAGGCAGCGAAGATAACTGCCAGCGCGACGGAAGGTGAGGTTACATTAACAGCAGATAAGGATATCTTTGAGAAAGATACCATTGGCAGTCTTATTGAACTGACTCATTACAAAAAAAGCGAATACCAAAAAGGTGTGCCCGATGCAACGGATGCGCTGCTGGTAAGCTGCCTGCCGGGCTCTAGCGTCTATGTAGAGAGCTTTGGCTTCTGGAAGGGAAACTTCTCGCTGGAAAAATATAACGAGAACAGCTCTATGTGGGAGCTTGTAAGAACGCAGGACGGCAATCACAGCCAGAACTACAACTTTACCGAAAAGAACGAAGAGGAATACATTGTCAGGTACAGGGTAACCTCAACAGAGTTTGATACAACAATCTGGAGCGGTGAGAATGAGAATCAGACCGGTTATGTCACTGTGCAGAGCTTCGGCAATGATTATAGCGGTATTGTGAAAATCACCGAGTACATCAGCGGTAAAAAGGTTAAAGGCAAGGTGCTGCGCACGATTGGCAGTACAGATGCTACGCAGATTTGGGCTTTTTCTCCGTGGAGCAGGAGCAAAGGGTATCCGAGTGCAGCAGGCTTCTTTGAGGACCGCCTGGTATTTGCCGGCAGCACAAGATATCCGCAGACGTTCTGGAGCAGCAAGGTAGGAGATTATTATAATTTCGGTGTATCGACACCGGTGGTAGACGATGATGCGGTAACGGCTACTCTAAACGGCGGCCAGATGAATGGCATCAAAGCCATGGTAGCCTTTGGAGAATTGATTCTGCTGACGAGTGGAGGCGAATATAAGGTAAGCGGTGGGCAGGGCAAAGCGCTGACGCCTAGCAATACTTTAAGTCAGGCGCAGGAATACCGCGGCATATCTGACGTATTACCGGTAACTGTAGGCAGCAGAATTGTCTTTGCGCAGCAGCAGGGCAACATCATCCGTGACCTGGCATACAGCTATGAGGCTGATAAATACACCGGTGATGACCTCAATCTATTGTGCTCCCATCTTTTCGATGGCCATAAAGTAGTAGCTATGACCTACCAGCAGACTCCGGACAGCATCATATGGTTTGTCCGTGATGACGGACTGCTCTTAGGGCTTACCTATATCAAGGAGCAGGATATCTACGCATGGCATAAGCATAGCATTAAGAATGCGCGCTTTGTCAATGTCTGCTGCATCCCTGGCGGAGAATGTGACGAGCTTTATGCTGTCATAGAACGTAACGGCCAATACGAGAACGTTATGCTGGAAAAGAGGAACGATAACGATGTGCCGGAAGAACAGATTTATGTTGACGACGGCATAACCGTACGTGGCAGCGATATAAAAGAGGTAACGGGCCTGACGTGGCTGGAGGGTGAAACCGTGGCCATACTGGCTGACGGAAACGCGCTGCCGCAGCAGAAGGTGGAAGGTGGTAAGGTTGCACTGAGCGAAAAGCATGGCTACAGTGTTGTGCATGTAGGACTGCCTATTGATGCAGTCATAAAGACACTGCCGATAGAATTCCAAATGCAGGACGGCAGCTCTATCAGCCGCAAGAAGCGCATAGGTAATCTTTCCGTCCTCTTTAAAAACACGCGTGGAGGACTGTATGGCCTGAGCGAGGAAAAGCTCGACGAAATCAAATGGCGCGATACCGAAGCATATGGACAGCCTACAAAACTTTTCACCGGTAAGAAAAAAATCGTCCTGCCTGCTGCAGGCTGGGACGAAACGCAGCAGCTTATCATTAAGCAGGATGCGCCGCTGCCGATGACGGTATTGGCCATTGTGCCGGAGATTGTGCCGGGAGGATAATATGGCGGAATATACTTTTGGCCGTCCGTCGGATGGAGATATTGAATACGTGGCTGCACATCTGCGGCAGGACAACAGGCAGGAGCTGGCGGCGCTGTATGGTGCCGGACATGAGCTGGATGTTTTGAAAAGAAGCGCCAGATACAGCGAACTGATTGGTTGCTTTTATGTTGACGGCGTGCCTGCAGCTATCTATGGAGTAAGAAGCCCGGCTGCAATATGCTCTGTAAAATGCGTCTGGTTGCTCATGACCGACGAAACATTGAAGCATAGGCTAGTAGTAGGGCGATATACCAAACGCTTTCTGAGGGCGATTGTGGCGGCCTATGGGCCTATGTCCAATAAGGTTGATGCTGGGAATGCAGAAATCCTGCGCTGGCTCAGATGGCTTGGCGCTGAGATATCGGAACCGGTGCAATGCGGAATCTACAATCTGCCACACAGAGAATTTTATTTTGACGAAAGAATTTTAAAGGAGGGATAGCATGGGCGTAGGAGTGATGATTGGTGCAACTCTCTTGGGCGGTTATCTGCAGGGACGTGCAGCACGTCAGCAGGCCAACGCACAGGCGGCGCAGGCGCAGGCAAATGCTGATATCGCCTATAATAATGCGCAGAAGCTGCAGGAGCAGGCCGAGAAGCAGGCGCAGAACAATGAAATCAACGAGGAACACAAACGCCGCAGACTGCTGCAGCTGCAGGGGCAGCAGAGAGCCAACATCGGCGCGGCCGGAATCACGGCAAGCGGCAGTGCACTGGCGGCGATGGCAGACAGCCAGTTTAACCAGGAGCAGGAGCTTGCCTTTGAGAGATACAATGCGCGTCAGCAGGTAGATAACATCTTCCAACAGAGTACGGACAATTTGAATCAGGGCGATGCCTATGCGTCGAGCGCCAGAGCCTACCGTAAGGCAGGCAAGCGCGCTATGATGAACAGCATGCTGCAGGCAGGGCTGAGCGTAGCGGCGAATCTTTACAGTGCAAAGAGTATCGGGGCGTTGAAAGCTGGTGCTTCTGGGCTGAAAGATTACAGCATTGGCGGTTTTACGAAAATGAGCGGACTACCTGCATCGACGGGCGGCGGCATAACTTCTTACGGAACATCTTACGGCAATGCTGCTGGTTGGGAAAAAATGAAATGGTAAAAATGTCATTTTGTACTTTACAAATCGGCAAAGTATGTGTGTTAAAATGATAGTGCGGAAGGGAAGCCATTCTCCCATTTTCATCATACTCTAAAAATTAGCAACGTAGAAAGCATCTGAGGCTAAGCCTTGGGTGCTTTTTGCGTATATAGGAAAGGAGCAGAATATGGCAGTAATTGATGTTTACGAGAACCAGGCAAAGCTCGGTACGCCTGCAAGCCAGACGAGCGGTGTGCATCCTGATATTGGCGGGCAGATGGCGCTGGCAAGGGCAAATGCAAATCTTACCAATACGATGGTAGAGGGAGGGCAGAAGCTCTATGAGCAGATAGCCATTGCCGACGTGATGAAGGCCAACAATGATTACAATATGCAGATGAGCAGGCTGCAGAATGAGCTGCTGCAGAACAAGGAAGAAAATGCCAGGGATAACCTTACCAAGTACGAGGAAGGGCGCAAGAAGATTATCAATGGCATTATGCAAAAAGGACCGTCTACGTTGCGCGGGGTGCTGGGAAGCAAGGCTTTTTACAATACCATTGAGCGTGACTGGACCGGCCAGCGTGCCCAGATGGAACGTTATACCATGGGTGAGATGGAGAAGTACCAGGATACGCAGCTTAACAATCAATACAAATTAGCTTTGAAGGACGTAGCTGTAAACTGGCACAACAATGATGATCTGGACGCTGTTATGCGCCGGGGCGATTTTATGACTGCAGCAAGGTATGCCAACTATGGCCAGGAAAAGATTGCTGAAGCAAGCAACAAATGGAAGGCTGCGGTAGCAGAGACGGCAGCGCAGGCTGCTATCAACTCGGACAGCAGCGAAGGATGGACGCGTGGCGGTGAGATACTGCAGGCCTACGGTTATCTTATGGATCCGCAGAAACGAATCCAATACGACAAGATTATCAGTGCAAGGGAGAAAAGCAATAATCAGCTTAATACCTTTGCCGGAATCTATGCCAAGTATGGCAGTGATATAAACGGCGGTGTGCAGGCGCTCTTGTCTACGCAGACCGGTACGGCAGATATCGCTAAAGGTTTGGCATTTGCACAGGGAGAGGAAGGCAAGGCTTGGGGCAGCAATCAATGCGCCAACTTTGTAAAAAAATATATTCAGACGGCTGGCGGTGATTATGACATTACCAGCAGCCTGGCTGACGGTACCTACCTTAACGCAGAACGTAAAGGGCTGACCTTTAATGACCGCAAGCAGCTGCGTGATGGTGATATCGTCTATTGGCAAGTAGATGGGAGCAAGTACGCTGCCAGTGACAATCCTGATGATGTACATTCTGACAGCAAGGCTTATAAGGGCATTACCCATGTCGGCATATACAATGCCAAGACCGGCAAGGTTATCCAGAGCGGTGAGCATGGAGTGAGTGAGCTGGCGCTGGATGCTGCCGGATATCATACGGTAGGCTACAGCCATATCGGCGGCAGAGCTATGGACGCTACAGAGCGCGAAGAATTAAAAAAAGGTTATATGCAGTATGCGCTTCAGCAGGTGCAGCAGAAGCGTACAAGCACTAACCTTATGGTGGAAAGAGCTGCTGATGAAATGTTTGCTGCCTACAATAATGGCATACGCGACCCGGCGTATTTTGAAAACATGGCCAAACAGATAGCAGGCAACGATTATAGCGCCTATAAAACTTTGCATGCTGTAGCCAAAAGCTTTACATCTTCGGGTGTACACAAATTAACTGTAGGCGAGGCTATGGAAATAGAGGATGCCATAGACAAGGGTGGACTGTCGCCGGATGAGCTGATCCAAAAGTTGACTGATGCAGGCTGCAGCACGGAAACAATTATGAAATACGTGCATATGAATAAGCAGGCGGCGAAAGCTGCAGCTAGGGGCGAAGGCAAGGCATCATTTGACTGGGACAGCGTTATGGAAGCCTTTTACAGCAAGATGGGCGGAAGAAATAAGGTGCCGGAAGCGTGGCGTCCGGGATTGAAGCGGTACGCCAAAAGAGCAATAAACGAATACATAGCTAAAGAAAACCGCACGCCTACCATAGACTGGGTGATGGATATTATGGAGCAGGGACTGGTTAAGGGCGTTGGCGGTGTTACGATAGAAGGTGAACACTTCTGGAACAGTGCTATATCATACAACATGGCACAGCTTGGCAACCATGATATTTATTATATCAGTAATGCAGATGACGGGTACATCAATGTATGGTTTTATGGCAATGCTCAGCCGGTGCGCATGAGCAAGGCAGCGTTTAAGCAGACGATGGGAGATTAACATTATGGGAACTTTTAATTTCAGTAATATGCAAGGTGGCCAACAGCAGGAAACTCAGAACATTCCGCGTGAATTTCGTCCTGCTGTTGAGCAGGCGAAAACGGAACCGGTCGGCTCTTACGGTAATAACAAAACAGGCTTCTGGGACGGAGTGAAGAATTTTTTCTCCGGCGCTGATGTTGATACCAGTGCCGGCTTTATTGATGAAACAGGAACATGGAACAATGGCACTAAACAGGAGCTTGCTAAATACTATCCTACACAAAAGAGTGCGGAAGATCTTGAAAAGGACAGACTAGGCTCTTTGTGGGACAGAACGTATAAAAAATATCATTACAGCAAAGACGATGTGTTGCTGGAAGCAAAAAAAATCAGCGCGGCCACAAACATTCCGGAGAATGCTATCCTGGCTAACGCTGATAATCTGGCCAACGCACGCAATGTATATAATTATCAGCAGAAGGCAATGGACCCGCAGGAGGTGTTCAAAGCCTACCCTGAGCTGAGCGAGCTGGCCAAGCTGAGTGATACCGACGCTGCTATTGCTCTGCATAACTTGAAGAACGTGCGCCAGACGCAGGGCATTATTGAAGCAGCCAAGACCAGCTTGGAGCTTGGTAACCTGAGGAGTGAGCGTGGCCGTATGGGCTACGCCGCTATGAACGGCAAGGAGCTGACGGATGCTGATATTGCACGTCTGGGTGAAATTGAAAAAGCACAGAAAAATTCCAAGGAGCTGCCAGGACTTTTTGAGGACCCGATGAGTGCTATTGTCGGAGGCACGGTGCAGAGCGGCACGATGATGCTGCGTAATGCTCTTAATGGCCAGAAGATGGGCGTATACGGCGCTGGCTTCGGCGCGCTTCTCGGCGGTATTGCCGGTGGCGGTGCAACGCTAGGTGCCGGTACTGCTGCAGGCGCGGCAGCAGGTGCCAAGATTGGTTATAGCGTCGGCAGCCGTATCGGTATGGCGCAGGATATGTATGACGAAATCGCCGGCAACAATTACCTTGATTATAGAGGCTATAAGGATAAGCAGGGCAGGCAGCTGCTGACAGATAACCAGGCGCGCAGCTATGCTGCTGTAGCAGCAGCGCTGGAAACAGGCATTGAATTCAGCAACGCAGACAAAATCCTGAACGTCATCAAAGGCGGTGCAGGTGCGCAGAGCATCAAAGAAATTATCAGCAGTGCCAAGGACAGCACGGAGCTGCAGAGCCTACTTGCCGCATATCTGCGTGACAGTGCCAAGAACATCGGAACAGTGGCCATCTCCGAGAGCGCGGAAGAAGGCGTGCAGGAGATGAGCAACAGAATTATTTCTGATATTGCTGCAGCAAACAATCCCGGCGGTGATATTCCGACATATACGGCAAAGGACGTTATCGTTGGCGGCTTGGAAGCAAGCTGGCAGGCATTGCCTGCGTCTATAGGCTTTGGCGCTGGTGCGCATGGAGCAAGTACGGTATCTTTCATGCGCCGTGCATCCGCGGCGCTGCAGCTGAAAAGCGAAGAGCAGAAGGCTAACCTGCGTGATGCTAACGGCATATCTATGCTGAGAAGTCTTGCCGAGGATATCAAAAATAATGCTTTGTTTAAAAAAGCTCCGGAAGTATATAACGAGGTACTGAATAATCAGCTCAAAGGCACGGAGCTGGAAACTATTAACATAGATACAGAGTACGTCCTTAATCAGCAGGGCGGCTATGAGCTTTTGAAATCTGCAGCAAAGGCAGCAGGCATAGGCGAACAGTATCTTAAAGACATCATCGACACTAAGGCAGACTTGAAAATCAGTACAGCAGATTATGTATCTAAGCTGCTGCCGACTGAAATCGGTGCTCATCTGGAAGACTACATCACATTCAGCGATATCAGCGAATGCCTGGCACGCAACAGAGAATATGCCGGCAGGATGCGCCGCGAGATGGACCGCATATTGGCATATGAGAACCGCCAGCGTGAAGATGCTTTGAATACCTACCTTGATAATAACTTCTATACTCCGGAAACCCGTGAGATAGCGGAGGCAGTATTGCGCCGCTTCCCGGATAATCCTAAGAAAGGCGTAAAGGAAATCAGAAAATCACTGCAGGCCAAGATTGACGAGCCGCTTAATCAGATTATCGAAGAGCTGGAAAAGGGTATGGGCGACGACGTAGCTGTAGTAGAAATCCCCGAATATGATAATCAGATGCGTGGCCGTGGCATCAAGGTAAGCAATAACGACCCATGGTATCAGCGCTACTATAAAGAGAATAAGCATAAGCCATCTAAGATGGAGCTGCGTGAGCTGGCGCGTGAGATCTGGACCGGTCACAACGAGTATGGACTTTTTGGCTGGGAAAACCGCACGCCGGAAGATAACCAATGGTATGAGAATAACAAAGCATCCATGGAAGCAACGGAAGAAGCTATCCGCAGATTGGATGTACTGACGCCTGCTCTGGAAGAAATAGATCCGGGCGAACTCTCTATTACTGAAGGTCTGAGCGAAGAAGGCTTTGAGGTATACCGTAAGCTGCGTGGCAAGCTGGAAGACGCTGAAAGCAAAGAAGTGCGGCAGGCAGCACAGATGAGTGCTATCCTTGCCGCACGAATGGCAGACCGCATGGCTGAGCTGCATAGACAGGTTGGCCATACTAAATATACTGCGCTTGATTATGCGCGTAGTATTGGACTTATCAGAAGTGAGAGTGAAGCTGCTGAGCAGAAGTTTAATCAGGCAGTAAATGTAGGTATAAATGAAAATACCAAATATAAACTTTTAGATTTAGATGTTTTGCAAGACAATATAGGCACCGACAAAGAAACTCCGGAGGCTAATCAAAAAGCCATAGATTACATTAAACATGTATTAACTGAAAATGAGCCGGTCACTACAAAAGATTTGTCAAGTGTATTTGATTTTAGCAAGATGAGTGAATATGATCAGCGTCATATTGTTTTGGCAAAATCGCAAAGAGGGCGAAAAAACAAAACGGAAAGGCAGGGAAGAAATTTAACCATCAGTAATCCTAGAGAGATTTTGCAAAATGCAGTTTTAGTTGAGATAAATCCATCAAAGCATTCTAATGAAGTAGACAATAAGTTACGTGAGGATATCAAAGGTTCATTGTCATATAGATTTGTTATACCAGTAAAGTTAAATGGACAGGCTCAAACGTTGGTCATTACTGCTATTGGGACATCTGCTAATGTACTAAAAAAATTAAACGAAGTAACTTTATACGAAGTTTACACAACAAAAATCCCGCCATCCCAGAGACAAGCTTCCCTGAAAGATGGCGGGATAGGGGATGCTTCAAAAGAAACAATTCCCTCTGAATATAGTTTAGCAGAGATTTTAGCAAAAGTCAAAGACCTTAATCATAAACCTTATGTTGATAAAGAAACAGGCAAGCTAATAATAGAAGACCAGATGGCTATAGGCTCTATGAAATTAGACCAGAAAGCATGGCATGGCACGCCTTACGATTTTGAAAGGTTTGATATTGGCAAAATCGGCGATGGCGTTGGTGACCAGGTACATGGCTGGGGCCTGTACTTTGCTAAGGATAGAAAAATATCAGAGGCATACAAGGAAGTGCTGGGGGCTGACGCTGGCGCAGTAATTGTAGATGGGGTTACGTACAAAATTGATGAGGAGGGAGATTGGGCAACAGCAGCAGGACAGAAGCTTATAGACAATGATCCGTTAGAATTTGTTCTGGATACGTTTGATGCAATGACCGGAAACAAGAATAAGGAAAGGGCAATAAAAAGCTTAAAGGAAAGAATTGCCGGAACCAAAAGAACGGCTAATACAAAAAGCTATATTGCTAAACTAGAAGAAGCGATAAACATTATTGAAAAAGCTGACGTGAAGTACGAAAATACTTCACGCCTGCTGAAGGTGGAAGTCCCCGAAAACGATGTATTGCTAGACGAACAAAAGACTTTCATTAATCAGAACAAAAATGTACAAGCGCTTTTGAAAAAGACAATAGAATCTTTGAACGAATCACAGTCGACGAAGTTTTGGGAAGATTTGCTGAAGTTCAAGTTAAGAGCTTTTGATAATGCTGGCAAGGTTCAGTTTAAGATTGATGCCTTCAATAAATTAGCAGATGGTATTGGTAAGCTTATAGAAATCCAGCCTAATAAATTTGTCTATAGAACGCTTGCAAGAAGTTTGGAAAGATACGGATATAGCAAAGAAGAAATTGAAAAGCTAAAGTCAGATGGCGAATATCGTAATCAGGAACAAGAGAAGCTCAGAAGCCAGGCTGCTGCTTTAGAAGCAGAGTTAGAGCAGGCAAAAGCAGAAGATGCTGCCGAGAGGGCAGAAGTTATTAAGCAGGCAAAAGCTGATATTCCTGGTACACTGGGCGGCATGTTTACAGGTAACAAAATTTATGATGCCTTGGCGAAGGCTATGGGCGAAGAGGATCATAATTGGCGTGGAGCATCTGAGCTGCTTAATGAGCATGGTATCCAAGGCATAACTTACGAAGGAATGAAAGATGGCCGCTGCTTTGTCGTCTTCGATGATAAGAGCATTGATATTATAGAGCGTTACAACCAATCTGCTGGCGAGCGTGCTATGACTGCAAATATGGAGAAGCTGAAGGAAGCAAAAGAAATGCTGGCTAAAGCTGCAGATATGAAAACTATCTACCAAAAAACCGGCTGGCATCGTGGCGCTGATGGTAAATGGCGTTTTGAGATACCGGATAATTTGGATAAGATAGATGCTGCTAAATTTCCGGAAGAAGGATATGCTATACCGTTAGGAGAGATATATACTAATCCTAAACTGTATGAAGCTTATCCGTGGCTAGCTGACGTCATGGTTCAGTCTGAAGCTATGGAAGAGCAGACCTTGGGAGTAGCTGCTGGTGAAGGCTACATTGGAATAAACAGCAATCTGCTAGGAGACGGCATCAAGCAGGAGATAATCATAAACGGCATAAAGTATAAACGCGTAGTAAGCAAGGACGGGGCTAAGGCCGGCAAGTTCTTTTCTCATGGTGACGAGTTCATAGAGTATGCACTTAATCATGGTATTAAAAATAACACGTTTGACAAAAAGACCGCAGTGAATAGTTTGAAGGAGCTGATACAAGAAAAAGAATCTGTTATAGAAAAACTTAAAAGCAAAAATAACAATGGGCAGTTTAATAAAGGCATACTAGACAGACAAAAAGAATTGAGCAAGATAAGAGAAGCAGCAGAGTTTGTCGGCAGGGCGGATATTAGTTTTAATGAAATCAAAAAGGCTGACAGAGATGTAGCAGCAGCTCACAAGAATTTAGCTGAAACTCTCATCCATGAAATCCAGCATATCATCCAGAATGCAGAAGGCTTTGCTGGCGGCGGCAGCCCGGCCAGAGTCAATGAACAGATGAAGCGCCAGATGCAGAAGTACGATGAAGAAATAGAGCGCCTACATCCTAAAGGTAAAGAATATGTTACGGCTATGCTCGAATATGACATAGCTGACTTTGAACATGACACCGGTGAAATTTCCGATGCTGCTTTTTCTGATATCAAAAATAAGGTTAAAGAGCTGGAAGAACAGATACCCGAAGAAAAAGTAAAGCGCCTGCAGGAAATCAAGGAGCTGCAGACAGATTTGCAATGGCAAGCTGAAGACGAAAGCTCTAGCGATTATGAAAAATACTTCCGTTTGCATGGAGAGCAGGAAGCCAGAGTAGCATCAATGAAAGCACGGCTCTATACCATGGGCGCAAGCCAGGAAAGAATTGATAACGAAGTGTTGAACGCTATCGATAATCCTATCATTGTATTTGGCGGCAGAAGCTACAGCATGGACTCTGATCAGCGCGGCTTATGGCAGCTCAAAGGCCAGACTGCCTTTAAAACTACCGGCGAGAAGGTTATTTCTCTGTTTAAGGCTGCAGACCAGTCGACATTTATGCATGAGATGGCTCATATCTATCTGCATGATATGCTGGCGCTGGCAGAATTACCGAATGCTCCGAAGCAGCTGCTGGATGACGTGGTCACGATTAACCAATGGGCAGCATGGAACGATACGCAATTTGTCAAAGAATACAAAGGCGCTGCTATGGAGAGTGAATTTGAAAAGCTCAACGAGCAGATGAAAACTGCAGTTGCCAAAGGCTCCGTTGAAATCGAAGGCAAGAAAATGACCTTGGAACAGATGCAGCGGCTCTGGATGCAGGAACGCTTTGCCCGTGGCTTTGAAAATTATCTGAAGAGCGGTGACGCACCTACAGAAGCAACGCGCAGTATCTTCCGGCGCTTCAAGCAGTGGCTGACTAAAATCTATCGTGCATTCAGCCAGATTGGCGGTGCTCCGTCCAAAGAGGTTAAAGCAGTTATGGACCGCATGATTGCCAGTGAAGATGAAATCGACATTGCTATGAGAAAAAAAGGCGTAGATGATTTTGCCGAAAGCGGCGGCATGGATTATCTGGAAGGAAGCACGAAGGACGTATATCGCCGTATGGTAGAGCGCGCCAAGGCTGACGCTGAGGAAAAGGTGCTCAAAATAGCACTGAAGGATGTCAAGGAAGATTACCGGCAGCAGGAAAAGGAACTGTTTGAGCGTGAAGAAGCGGAATACCATGAGAAGCTGGCCGCAGAACCGGTATTTATTATTCAGGAGCATATCAAGAATAACCCTGATATGAGCACGTCTGTTATCTGCGAAACATTGGGCATGAACGTGGAAGATTACGTTAAGCAGCTTAAAGAGTATGGCGGCAGCTTGGATGCTGCGGTAGAAGCTCATATGAAAGAGTTTAAGGAGGGGATAGATAACAGTGGCATAGATGCTCAGTATTTCCGCGAACGCGCGGAAGAAGTCGTGCAGGAGAGCAAATACCGTAAGCTGGCCACGGCGATGGAGCTGGAAGCGTTTGAGCGCATTGCCAAAAAGCAGCGTAACCTGACTACCCAAATAGAGGCCGACGGCAAGAATGATGCTGCAGAAAAAGGCGTCATTAAGACGGTAGACAAGATGACCAGGCAGAGCAAGCAGATAGAAGAGCTTACTGCAGAAACAAAGGGACTGAAGCAGGATAAACGTGAACTGCTTGCTAATGTGCGTGGCCTGCGTGATGCAGCACTCAGTCATTACAAGGACTATGTGCAATTCGTTGAGATGAAGCTGGAGGTTATGCCTATTGAGGACGCCAACAACTACCAGATGTGGCGCAGAAAGTCGGCGCAGGCGCAGTACAATTCTGAGCAGTCTCTTGTAAAAGGCAACTGGGATAAGGCCGTCAAATACAAACAGGCTCAGCTGATCTATGACATGTTTGCTGACAGAGCTGTCCGCAACGCCAAGCAGATCAAGAAGATTGAAGATGGCCTGAAGCGTAAGCAGCAGACTATCAGCAAGGCGAAGAACATATCTGCAGATGAACGTTATGCGTATAATCATCTTATGTATGTGTTTGGCTTTTCTGACGCAGACGCGCCGGTACCGCCGCATTATGAGGGCATCATGGAAGTGCTGATGAAAGCAGATGCTACAAGGGAAGAAGGCGGCCTTATGCTGGAGTCTCCGTTCTTCGGACCGGATGGCCAGACCAATCTCCCTGAATGGTTCCTGCAGGCGGCGATGAACAGCAATAAACGTAAAGCAGGGCATAAGGATTTAAGCAATATGCAGGTTGATTTGGTGGCACAGGTTATGCATATCATCTATAAACGAGGCATGGATAATATGAAGCTGGCCACGATTAAAACCAAGGATGGCAGAACCTTGACTGTTGATGAAGCAGTTGCTGAGATTGAAGGGCAGACACGCCAGCGCATGATAGAACGCGCTAACGCCGACCCGACTGGTGCCAATAAAAACAGATGGCAGGATGATGCTGCAAACTTTATCGACCAGGCTGACAGAGTGCTGATCAAGCCGGAGGTAGAGCTGAAGAAGATGGGGGATGTGGCGCTGCGGTATATCTATGACCCTCTGAAGGAAGCTGCAGATAAAGAGCTGAAGATGGCCGTGAATATGCAGAACAAATTGAAAGGACTGTTTGATGCTTACTCTCCCGAGGAACTGGCAGATATGCGTAACAAACGCCTCTATGATTTTGGCTCGTCGAAGATTACCAAGGAACAGACGATTATGATTGCGCTCAACTGGGGCACTGAAACGAACCAGCAGCGCGTTCTGGATGGCTATCACGTCAACGTAGCGCAGGTTAAAAATGTGCTGCAGTATCTGGATGAACGCGACTGGAACCTCGTCAACAGTATCTGGAAGCTCTACGATATACATTGGGACCAGATAAGAGAGATTGAAGCACGCATGACCGGTGCCGTGCTACAGAAGCAGGAAGCCAAAGGCTTTGTTGTTGTCGGGCAGGACAGAAAAATCTATACCTTGGATGGTGGCTACTTCCCTATTAAATATGACCTGCGGGATTTGCGTACGCAGGAGCAGGCTGATGCTGCACAGCAATCTGCAATGAGCAATATTGCAATGTCTTTAGGTAAGGGCTTCCTGAAAGAACGTACTCAGCATAAGGTTGAGCGCAGGCTGGACCTCAGATTTGAAGTTATCAGCGGCAGCATTACTGACGTTATTCATCTGGTGGCATTCCGCGAACCGGTACGCGACGTGCGCCGTATCGTACTCAACGAGAATTTTAAAAACCTTGTCTACAATTATCTCGGCCAGAACGCTTATAAGAATCTGAAAAAGTGGACCAGCGATTGTTGGGCTGAAGAACCGATACCGAGGACGGCCTACGAAAAGGGCATGGCCAAGCTGCGTAACGCTCAGACAATGGGAACAATGGGCTTTATGGTAACAACGGCGCTGCTGAATATCGCCAACGCTCCGAGCGTAGCTCATTATATGGGCGCGGCTGAGCTGCTGCACTCGCTCAAAAAGTTTTACAGCGCACCACGTCAGTATACGGATTTCGTTTTCCAACGTTCTGTATTTATGGCGGAACGTGCGGAAACCATGGATGCCAGCATCCATGATGCGCTGAAAGGGCCTAATATCTTGGATGGTATTCCGGGAATTGGTAAGGCTGGCGAGGCTATCAAAAACAACGCGTTTAAGATGATAACTTGGACAGACCTGATGCTGGCGTTGCCGCTTTGGCAGCACGAATACGAAAAGACCTACAATGCAGAGATGGATGCCGGACGTTCGCCGCAGCAGGCGAGGGAAGCAGGCGTAAATGCCGGCGATGCTGCGGTGCGCTGGTGCTTCGGCAGTGGCCGTACGGTAGATAAAGCTGCTATCCAACGTAAGGGCAGCGAGCTGATGAAGCAGTTTACCGTTTATTACAGCTATAACTCTACAGTCTATAATGCCCTCAATTATAAATTATGGGAAGCAAAGGCAGGGTACAAGAAGGCCGTAGCAGCAAGTGCAAAGAATAAAAGCATGGCTCTGATGAAAGCTGTAGCTCATGCCGGCGATGCGCTGCTGATGTGGGTACTGCTGCCGGCGGTTATTTCGGCGCTGCTGCGTGCTGGCGCAAGCGGTGACGATGATGACTGGAAAATCGAAAAGCTTATCAAGAGCATAGGGCAGGAATCTCTTACAGGCATTGTCGGTGGCATACCGGTGCTGCGTGATGCTGTACCTTACTTTATGGCCAAGGTGTTTGACGAGCATCAATTTGCTCCAAAAATTCCTATCCAAAATACCATTGAGCAGACAAACAGAGTTATCCAAAGCGCTGTTAGTGACAAGAAAACTATCAGCGATACGCTGCGGGAGATGGGCAAGCTGACAAGCCAGGTTACCGGCGCACCCAGCACGTTAATAGATAGCTTTACAACAACGCTGCAGTATCTGGAAAGCGGCTTTGATGAAAGCGTTGCGGATTATTTGCGCGCCTTGATCTTTGATAAAAAGCTGAAGAAAAATCAAAAATAGTCATTTTGTACTTTACAAAACGGACTGAAAGTCGTGGTAAAATATTATTGTCAATAAGTATGTAAAAAGCCCTGGCTGATGCCGGGGCTTTTGCTTTATGGAAAGGAGCAGAACATGACAGTACAGAAAGACGTTACTAAAAACATCTATGTTGGTAACGGCTCAACAAGGACATTTCCGTTTACCTTTGAGTGTCCTGCAGAGCATCCGGAATATATTAAGGTATATCTGATGCAGGATGATGGCACGGCGCTTGCCACAAGCGATTATCAGCTGGACATGGATGCAAGGCAGATAACATATCCTAGTAGCGGAGCAGCGTTGCCGGAAGGCAAGAAGCTGGTTATCATGCGCGAGCTGCCGCTGCAGCAGATGATGAACCTTGTAAACAACGGGCCGTACTTTGCGGAAGATGTTGAGACAGCGTTTGATGAAAACGTAATGGCTATGCAGCAGATAGCTGAAAAGCTTAACCGCAGTATTATCATGAGTGTGGATATAGATGGTGATGCTTTTGTCAATGAAGTGCCGTTCGAGGCCGGCAAATCGTTTAGAATTGCGGATGATGGCAAGAGCATTGTTTTAACGGAGGACCCGGGCAAGGTACTTGATGAAGCGAAGGCATTTAAGGGTGAAGCAGAAGCAGCTAGGGATATCACGATAGCAAACAAAGATATTGCGGTGGAAGCGGTGGCGGAAGCAGAAGCAAGCCTTGAAAAAATAGAAGAAGCATATTTTTTAACCAATAGCCTTAGCGTAGACAACGAAGGCTATATAGTGCAAGAAGTGGAGGAAGGATAATCATGGCAAAAGTAAAGAAAAGACTCCTTACCGAAGAAGCATTTGAAAAGTATAGTGGCGAGATTGTAAAAGCCATACAAGGAATTAACAGTCTTACCTACGCGGAACAGGCACAGCTTGCAGCAAGCGAAGCTAATAAAAGTAAATTAGTTGCTGAAACTAAAGCAGGAGAAGCTAGTGGAAGTGCTACTAATGCAGCAGCAAGTGTAGAAGCTGCCAAGAAAAGCGCAGAAGCTGCCAAGAAAAGCGCAGAAGCTGCTGCTAAAATTGTTGATGTAGGCGTTGACCCGACATTAAGCGTTGAAGGGGCTGCTGCGGACAGTAAGGCTGTAGGGGAAACCATTGGTGAGTTAAAGCAAGCCTTATATATTAAAACGTATAATATTTTTGATGTTGATTTTTTGCCTAGAGCTTTTATTTCTCTTGATGGAACTCACGCAGGAGAAATATTCCTTGATAATAACGATAATTATTCTGCAACAAACGAAACTATTGAAGCTTTGGGAAATGCAAAATATACCATTTCAAATGGCAATGAATCTATTCCTTATCCCTTAAACTTATCGGTTGTTCTATATGATAATAATATGAAGTATTTAGGTTCTTTGACATATGTAATCGAGAATCGTAAAAAATATTATACATTCACAACGCTCTCAAATACTAAGTATTTGAGATTTATGTGTCGAGCAACCGGAAAAGGGACTGATATTCCTAATATAAAAAAGTGGCAACTAAATGAAGGGGATGTACGTCCTTATTTAAAGCCTTATGAGTTTTATATTTCAAGCAATTATATTGGCGCAGAACTAACAAATGCTGATATTACAAACCCTCAAGTTAAAAGCTTTATTGAAAGTGTTGACTATTCCGGGCAAGATTACACAATAACGCATGTCGGAACGTATTCTGCACCTCCTGCCTATTATAGAAAAGACTGCTGCTTCCCGATGGTTGTTAAGTGGAAATCAAATAATGAAGTAAAAAATCAAATTTTATACATTTCCAAAACATCTAGCATAAATATTTTGGATAATGTTAATACAAAGCAGTATGATGTAGCTTGCGGAACAAGTGTTTTTTGCGTTTACAATTTAATTCCTAATAAAAAATATTACTACAAGATTTGTGGGGTTGATTTTCACAACAATCCTATCATTATCAAAGAGGATAGTTTCACAACAGCAGGAAACTCTAGGATGCTTAACATTGATGGCTTAAAGAATGTTAGGGATTTGGGGGGATGGTCTGTTGGCGGAAACGGCTTTGTTAAATATGGGTTATTGTTTAGAGGTTGTGAACTTGATGATACAGGTGGAAGTGTCGGTTTAACTAGCGAAGGTAAAAAAGAACTTTTTGAAAGAATTGGGATAAGAGTTGACATTGATTTGAGAACAAATGTAGGAAACACAAAATCGCCTATAGGTGCTCGGGTTGAATACTCTTGTTATCCTATTGAACCATATGATGTAGGATTAAAAAAATCTACCACTCAACTTCTTATAAAATCTATTTTTGAACTAATTGAAAATAAACTTGCGACAGGAACGCCTATTTATTTTCACTGCCAAGGTGGTAGAGACAGAACAGGAACGCTTGCTTTTCTTATTTTGGGAACATTGGGAGTAAGTGAATCTGATATTGCAAAAGATTATGAACTCACGGAGTTTGCGTATCCACACTATCTTCAAGATGCTCCTAACACCTCTAGAAAAGCGCAGCAATATGTTGATATGGTTAATTACATCAAGGCATTTGAAGGAGAAACTATTAGTGATAAAATTATTGCCTATCTGTTAAGCATTGGTGTAAGTCAAACAACAATAGATAATATAAAGACATATATGATTTCCAATAGTTAATTATGAAAAAGCAGCAGATTTCCCTTGCTCAAAATCATATGAAAGGCAGGTGATGTCAATGCTTGTATAAACCTTATCCAAAATAAAAAAATAAAGAGGTGCTATATGTATGATAGAACAGATAATTTCCCACGTTCTGAACTTAATTTTAGGCGGCGTTGTAAGTTACATCTTTGCTCTGTACCGTCAAAAGAAGAAGGAAAATGACGCACTAAAAGCAGGCTTACAAGCGTTGCTCCGCGACAGAATCATTCAGGCGTATAATCACTACGTCCAGGATAAAGGCTGGATACCAATCTACGCTAAAGAGAGCATCGACGCCTGCTATAAGAGCTATGAGGCGCTGGGGGACAATGGTGTGATAGACAGTCTGATGGAGCAGTTAAATGAGCTGCCTAACTATGATTTAAAAGAACATGATGAAAAATGCAAGGAGTGTAAGTGTCATGCGTAAATTAATTAACATGTTAAAGAAAAACGACAATGCTTACAGCGTAGGCAGAATCTGCGCTGTTATAGGTTTTATTGTCTGGGTATTGGTTACTTTATGGCTTGCTTTTTTTGCCAAGACCTGGGGCAACTACGAGAGCTGCACGCTGGGCATGGTAGCGTTGCTGCTTGTACAGTTGGGTAACAAGGCTATCGAGACAAGAACTTTTAAAATCACGAAGGAGGAATAACGATATGAGTGTGGACGTAAAAGAGGCTTGCAATATCAGCTTCGGGATGGCTATCGGTTTCGTTAAAGATGGCTATAAAATTCAAAGAAAAGGCTGGAATGGCAAAGAACAATATGTAGAGCTTGCAACTTGCTTGAGCTATAAAAATGCTGCTGGTGAGATTATCAACGCAGAACATCTTGATGTTGGTAGCCAGGCGCTGGCGTTCGTCGGAACTAGAGGTGTACAAATAGGTTGGCTGGCTAGTCAATCAGATATGTTAGCAAATGACTGGAGGGCGTTTAAATGATTATTACAGGTATGGCGCACTTTGAGAGTGTATGCAAAAACAAATTAGTAGAATGGTACAACCAATCTCCCAACATCCAACATGGCCCGAATGACGTTCAGCCCATTACATTAGAGAATGTCTATGTGGTTTGGGCGTGCAAGACGTTGCAGAACTACAAGGCGTTGTTATCAACGACCGTTAGCGGTGACGGTATTTATGCTGAATACACCTATAACGGTGACAAGCAAGAAATGTATGAAGACGTATACAAAAAGGTTTCTAATCGTTGCTTAAAAAGCGAGTGAGGTGATAGCTATGGACTGGAATAAAAGCCTTGCAAGAGAAATTGCTAAAGGTATTATCGCGACAGGCATTGAAGGCAGCTATGACAGCGTGGCGAAAAGCACTGCATATGATTATCCGTCAATCGGCGTCAGTCAATGGGAAGGGAATAGAGCAAATGAGTTACTTAAAGCTATTCCCGGCGGCACAGAGTACGCAGACCGCACTTATATTGATATTAAGGCAAGCGGTGAACTGCCGATGCTGAAAGAGCTTTTGAGAAGCGACGCAGGGCAGCAGGCGCAATTAGATCAGTTGGCACGCGACTGCCTGCAATATGTCGAAGTGCTTCAGCAAGTGCCGACGTTGGACGATACTAGATGTTTGATTTATGCTGGTATGTGGTGTCCTACGTCAACCTACGTTGTAAAGCGTTTCTTGGAGAATCGTTTTGAACGTGTAGACCTGCGCAGCCTTGAAGCACTTAACAAGCTATTCAAAAATTATTACTGGATAGCTGCCGACGTTGGTGAGATGTACCGCATTGGTTATGCCAACAGAGCAGAAGCAACATATCAGTATGTTGCTGGTATTGATTTGACAACGCCGTATGGCGTACCTGCTTATGGCTATGCTGGTAATGGAAGATAAGGAGGAAATCAAAATGAAAAAGTATATTGGTTGCAAATGTGTAGAAGCAGAACCGTGTAAAGCATGGAAAGAAATGGGCACTCACAAAATCGGTGAAGACGGCTATAGGGTTGCTTATCCCGACGGCTATGTTACATGGTCTCCGAAAGATGTTTTTGAAGCGGCATATGTTGAAACTCCCGAAAGTGTTACACAAGATGTTTTGCGTGATTGTACGAAGCAGATTGTTTTAGGAGTGGTAGTTGCCGGGGCCTTAGAAAACTTGAAATAATAGGAGGTGAAATCATGGAAGAATTAAAAGCTTTTATCACTGACAAGAGATTTTTGGTAGGCCTTGTTTTAGGCTTTACTCTCGGTGCACTGCATCATTACTTTGCTCTCTAATCTGAATATCTAACTACAAGAAGGCGCAAATTGCGCAAAAATACTTCGCCTATGAGCGTTTTAAAATTAGCACCGCTTATGATTTATCCTGCGGCGAGCCAAAGCCGCTTGTAGGCGAAGTTTGTGTTTCTGACACGATTTATTATATTTTACAAATACATATATTTATATGAGGTAATAATGAAAGATGAAACAAGACGCAAGATTGATAAAGCTGTTAAGATTAGTCTTATTGTTGCTGCTCTGCTGCTTATCTGCAATGACATTTACTGGCGGTGGGACAGTAGAAGCGGCACCCAAGCAGATAACAATGTCAATCGAACAATGGAATCAATTCAAAGAGCAAACAAATCTGCTGGAAGCGAAGTTGAATCTGGCAGACGAGAAATTGAAACAGCAGAAGAACACGTCAACAGAACTGCTGACGCGATTAAGCGAAGCGAAGAAACAGCTCACTCTAACGCAAGAAGCACTGACGAACTCCAAACGATCATTAGCGAGTGCAAAGGAATCCTTGAAGCGCAGCGAGGAATTATACGAAGATCGGAAGAGCGTCGTGTAGGGA